TCCGGATTGAACCATCATCTAAAACTTCCTGTGCGGTTTCCGGGAACTTCTCCGGCTCTCCGTGAGGTTCATAAAAATATCCGCTGACCGCCATTTCGGAGGCAAGGTCTTTCAATCCGTCAACTTTCAAAGTCAAACTGATTTTGTTGGCAAAAACTCTTATCTCACCGATGAGCAGATGCACCAGTTCCTGTCTTGCTCCGGGAAACATAAATTCCCAAAGACCGGAAATATCACCGAGTGCGGCAATGATCTCTGTCTCTGACAATGGTTCACGCAACTGCGCCTTTTTCTTTTTTGCTTCGGTGAGCAGTTCTCCAACTTTTCTGATTTCATCAAAATCGGTATCGTTCTGCAAGGCATTTTTTTTCAGTTCGGAAAGATGTTTCTGTAACCGTTCACAGTCGTTGGTGTAATTTTCCCGAAGCAACTGTTCCTTTTCTTTGACCGCTTTCAATGTCGCTTTGATGACGGATGGGGTATGAAAAAATCCGGCAATCAGCGTAAGGATGGAATGCTCCAAATCCCCGGCTGGGATGCGTTTCAATTCACACTGGTGGTCTGGAGATTTGTTTGTTTTCTGGCAAATATAATAACAATACTTTTTTCCGTGGTTCTTTGTATAAGTCGGCGTCAAAGCACAATCGCAATGTCCGCATTTTATAAGCCCGCTTAACGGGTGGATTTGCTTTCGGTAACCGCTTCTCTCTCCGGCATTGGTACTCATCATTTGCTGAACTTTTTCCCACTGGTCACGGGGAATGATCGCTTCATGTTCACCTTCATAATTTACATCGTAATGTTTGGTGTATCCGGCATAAACCGGATTGGAAAGAATGCGGTAAACCGTGCCGGTATCCCATTTCTTTGCCTTGTGGAGTCTGCCGGTGCTGACGGAAGTCCACTCTCTGGTCTTCAAACCCAAGGCGTTTATTTCCATTACGGTCTGCTTCAGAGAGCCAAGAGCCATATACTTTTCAAATATGAGTTTTACAACTTTTGCTTCTTCCTCATTTATAAAAAGTTTCTTTGTTATCGGGTCTGAATTATATCCGATCATAGGTACTCCGCCGCAGAATTTTCCACGCTTCTTTCCTCCGGAAACAGCGGTCCGGGTTCTTTCGATAATCAAATCTCTCTCAAATGCGGCAAAGGTAACAAGAACGTTCAACAACATTCTGCCGGAACTGCTTGAAGTATCAATATTTTGCGTAACACTGACAAAGTGGATATTGTGCTTTTCAAAAAAACTTTGGAGTTCTGCAAAATCCAAAATTGATCGTGATAATCTGTCTATTTTGTAACATACCACCATATCAATTTTTCCTGCCGCAATATCTTCTTTCAGCCGGGTCATTGCCGGACGGTTCATATTGCCTCCGGAAAAACCGCCATCATCGTAATGTTCCGGCAGACAAATCCAGCCTTTTTCCCGCTGACTGTTGATATAGTTTTCGCAGGCTTCCCGCTGTGAGGTCAGACTGTTAAAGTCCCGATCAAGTGTCGCATCGTCACTTGATTTTCTCGTATAACAGGCGCATCGTACTGTTTCCATTATTTCACTCCGAAAAATTTCTTTCCGTTCCATTGAGTTCCGGTAATGGCAAAGGCCACACCGGAAAGAGAACGGAATTTTTGATTTTTGTATTCAAATCCTGTTGCGGTGGCTATGACCACATGGATTTCTCCCTTCCAATCTCTCTCAAAACGGGTTCCGGGGAGAACGCCTCCGGAGTTCGGTTTGAGTTTGGGAAGGTTACCAGCTTCAACCAGTACAGCTTGTGCGGTTTCACTGATACCTCCATACTGTAATTCCTGGACACGGAATGAAAGCTGCTTGCGTAAAAATACCTTTCCGCAATCAGGAGCTTCCTTTCCGTAAACTTCACGCCAATAATTTTTAAGTTCGTCCAACTCCATGGTTTGGAGTCGGGCGAGTTCTGTGCGTACATTCATTTTTCTTTGAATATTTTCTCTCATATTTGCTCCTTTTCAGAACTTTGCTATATATAAGCTCCACTGGAGCGAGATAGCAACTCGGTCTGAGATCATTGTTGCAACTTTCTCTGAAGAATTGCGTTAGCGAGGATTTCTGCAATTTTTTCAATAATGCTGTCAGCCATTTTTGCTCCTTCTGATATCTGAAAGTTTCATTTTGCCGTTGGTGGTGGGTTGCGGTCTTTCCCCGATGCGGCGGTCGGAAAGACGGATCATTGGTTTGCGAGCAGCTTTCACCGGCAGAGTTTCCGGGAGAGCTGCTCCGAGCATGGAGGCACAGACGGCACATCCGGCGATACAGTCAAGCCAATGGTTGTCGGTGCGGTCGGGCTTGAGCTTCCATTCGTCCACGGTTCTGCCGCGACCTTGGGTCTTGACTTTGTATTCGGCGGTCAGGTGTTCAGCCAAAAGCTGATGTACTCCGGGAATTCTGCCGTACAAAGAAAGATTGCCTTTGTCGCCGAGTTCCACCGCCAGACGGGTGTGGATGAAGCTTTTCCAAAAGTTTGTGTCATAGATGACGTGACGGATCGCCCGTTTTCCTGCCACATTGGGAACCATCCAGTTGAAACCGAGCCGGTCACCGGGCTGCTTGCGGTACTCCGTCATCGGCTTTGAAGAAGCTCCGACATACCGACCATGTGACGGCATAATAATACCGGCGTGTGTACTTTGACGGCAGAACTGATATACAATATCTGTGGATTGTCCCCAGTTGGCATCCACCAAAGCCCGCTCAATTTTCAACACAGCCCCGTCTTCGCGCTCCCATTCTCTGCCGAGATATTCATCGGTAAGTTTGGTCAACGCGGCGTACAAGCCACCCTCAAAGCCAGCCTTGGGAAATGTGCTTTGAATGGTGGGATTGGCATCGGCAAGAGAAAACTGCCTGCGGTGCTGATCGGGCCAAGAGCCGTAATCGATCACTGCCCCGGTGAAATCTTCGCTCCACGCTACCACTGTATAAAAGAGCAGAGCCTTCTGAACGTCGATAAACATTGTCAGTCGGTCACAGGCAAGCGGAACACGATACCGGGCAATGCCATTGACCTTACCGCAGATCTCATCCACGGAAAGCAAGGTATCATCCGACAAATCCTCCGGGAGCGGGTCGTTCTGATATTCTGCCTGAAATGCTGCTTCATCCTGCAACTTCAAATTCATAGCGTGTTGGAGTGCCGAAACTTCATCGTGGTTATACCGGGCATCCCAGCTGACCACAGCACCTTCATCCATTTCCTCCCGGTGTGCCAGATAAAAATCTGTTGCCGCTTGGAAGTTTCCGTCTGTCCGCAGGGCTTCGGCACGGATTTCGGCGTATTCGTCCCAAAGTTTCATATTCTTCGGGAATTCATATAACATCTTCGTCTTTTCTCCGTTCCAGTCAGGATGTGTGTTTCTGTTAAGGATTATATCTGCCATGTCTCCCGGTCTGATTATGGTACAGGGCATAATGCCGGAAATCTTCTGCCCCGGTCCGGCAAGCCCAAGGATATCTCCGGCAAGGACACGCACCCGCTTTCGGGTCTGTTCAAGCGAACCTGCAGATTCTGAAGTCTGCGGGTCGTCAATGATTACAAGTGTCGGGCGCACACTTCTGCCGTCTGACCGCTTATATTTCATACCACGTACCCGACCGGTTATTCCAGCGACCCGGACGATAATTCCGGAAGCCTTACTGTCTTTGATCGTGGGCAGAACAATTTCATTGGAAGTCCAGGTGATTCGGGTTCGCTCTCCGCTGCAATGCTGTCCGGCACATCTATTGGCGATGCCGTCCAACTGCTCAATGGGGTAACAAACTTCAGGGAAGTCGGCTGCGAGATTTTCATTGACTTCCAGTTCTGTCTTAATGGAGTCCAGCATTTCCAAAGCCGCCGACTCCGTTGCTCCAATCAGGGTGACAAATTCCCGATGGCCGTAAAGCATTGACCAGATTGCCGCCGTTTCAGCGAGTGTCGATTTACCACTGCCGCGAGGCATCGCCAAGGCGAACAATCCACCGGAAAGAACAGCGGTTTCAATTTTTTCAATGGCTTTCAGATGATCAGGTGACCAGCCGAGGCTGTAGGTTTCCGGAAAATAACATTCACAAAAGAGCTGAAAGTTTCGCTCGCAGGATTTCTTACGTTCCGGGTTTACAACTTCCGGCAATGGGGAAATGTCACGGCCCGCAGCGGAGATGGCGGCGTTGCGCTGACGCTCGGCTTCCTTCCGTTCTTCATAGCTCCGAGCGGTAGAAACAAATTCTTCCGGAACGGTATGCTTCTCATCAAAAAGCCACGCAATGTATTTTATAAGGTTGATATTTCTGGTGTTTTCAGTAGCAGCAATGCGGAATCCCACCCGGTTGAATTGGCGGTAAAGCCGTGCCTGCGCCAAAACAAATCCCTGGGCGGTGGAGTTCAGCAGACGGGCAACATCAATTACCCGCATATTAGTTGGTGTCAGCGGCATCTTCATCTCCTTTCACGAGCCAAGCGGCGTATTCGATCAAATTTATAGTGCCATCTTCATTCTGCGGCGCACCTGCCGCGATGTCCTCGGTAATGCTCTCTTCGGTTATCAGCCGGGAGCCTGCCTGTTTGAGGATTCTTACAAGCATTTCAATCGGTAATGCAGTGAGTTTCAAGGAATTATCCATATATTTGCCTTTATTTTCAAAAGTTGACTGGATATTGATCCGATTGCATGGTTATATATGCACCAGCGAAAGCAAAATGAGTTCAACACCAACAACTTGGAGGTTACAAATGAGTGAGTTCAGAATCGGCGAAATCGCCAACGCAAAGGTCGGCCGCAATCTTGTGGAAGTGGAAATCCTCGAATGCGGCGAAGGAAATTATAAAGTAAAAAGCATTTCCAGCGGACGGGAGTTTTTTACCTCCCGGCTGGAAAAAATCAACAATAATCAAATGGAGAAAACAATTATGCCCGAAGACAACAACACCATCGCCGAAGTTGAAACCAACGCAGAGGTCGAAACCCCGAACCCTGCACCGGAATGTGCAACGGTAAAACCGGAAAAGAAAAAGTCGCTCCTTGACCTCGCCGCCAAGATCCTCGCCGATACAGGCGAA